AGGTATTTTGGATAATGGACAAGACAGCTAAACATTACATCAAGAAGTATGAGACTGCGCGAACTCAACGCACTCCATTTGAGGATCTCTTTCAAGAGTGTTACGACTATGCTCTTCCCCAGCGTGAAGGCTTTTACTTCAATGCTCCGGGTCAACGCCGTGATGACCGCATCTTTGACGAGACTGCGGTAGTTGGTGTTCAAGAGTTTGCATCACGTTTGCAGTCTGGCCTTGTTCCTAACTTTGCTCGTTGGTCTGACTTGGTTGCTGGCTCGGAAGTCCCCGCAGAAGAAGCCGATGAAATCAACAACAGCCTTGATGAAGTCACAGAGTATATCTTTGAGATTCTTGCAAACAGTAACTTTGCCCAAGAAGTGCATGAGTCATTCATGGACTTGGCTGTCGGAACTGGCTGCTTGCTGGTTGAAGAGGGTGATGCAGTAAATCCAATCCGCTTTAGTGCTATCCCCCTTCCCAAAGTCGTTCTTGAGAACGGCCCGGATGACCGCATCGACCATGTGTATCGTGAGCGTGAGATTCGCCACAACGACATAAAGATTGTTTACCCCAAAGCAAAACTCTCCCCCAAGATGCAGGATATGATTAACCGCAATGGTGAGGAGAAGTGTAAGGTTCTTGAGGTTGTGTGCCGTTTGTATGACAAGCCCAACCAAGAGCGTTACGGCTACTACGCCATTGATAAAACTCATGGCGAGTTAATCTTTGAAGACACCTTTGAAGGTGTAGGCAGCAACCCGTTTGTTTGCTTCCGTTGGTCTAAAGCTGCTGGCGAAGTATATGGTCGCGGCCCATTGGTAAACGCTTTGTCTGCAATCAAGACAACCAACCTTACAATTCAGCTTGTATTGGAAAATGCACAGATGGCTATCTCTGGCATTTACCAGATGGACGATGATGGGATTATCAATGTCGATACGATCAATCTTGTGCCGGGGACTGTCATTCCTAAAGCACCCGGCTCAAATGGGTTACAACCTGTTGCGGCAGCCGGAAGCTTTGATGTTGCCAATCTTGTTCTTAACGACATGCGGATGAACATTAAGCGCGCATTGTATAATGACATGCTTGGTGATCCGAATCGAACACCCGCTACAGCTACCGAAATTGCAGAACGCATGGCTGACTTGAGCCGCCGCATTGGTTCTGCCTTTGGTCGCTTGCAAGCAGAGATGGTTCAGCCGATTCTGCAACGTGTAGTTTATATCCTGCGTAAGCAGGGTCGCATTGATCTCCCAACAGTTAATGGTCGCGAAGTAAAAATCCGGAGTGTATCTCCTTTGGCGCAAGCCCAATCTAATCAGGACATCACAACTGTTGCGAGATTCCTTGAAGTAGTCGGTGCAAACTTCGGGCCGGAGATGGTCAACTTGCTTATCGACTCAGAAGAAACTGCGGTTTACTTAGCTAAGAAGTTTGGCGTTCCTGACAATCTAATCAGAGACGAAGCCGAGCGTGAACAGATTCAACAGATGCAACAGCTTATGGCGCAGATGCAAGCGCAGCAACAAGGTGGTGGTGTGGTATAAATGTCACATATTGGAGTAGATGGTTTTCCTCGACCACAAAAAGAGGATGAAAAGATTTCGATGGATATTAAAGCCTTGCTCGGAACTCCGGCAGGCAAAGAGGTTCTTCGCTATCTCCGCTCTATTACATTGGACGCGGTAGCTGGTGGAGGCATTAGCGATGGCGAACTCCGTCACTTGGAGGGTCAACGCTTTATCGTTGCGCTGATTGAGCGGCGCATTAACCATGCAGAAAAGGTAGAAAGTAAATGAGTGAAGCAACAGATAATGTGGAAGCGCAAGCCGAAGCACCTGAAGCCGTAACGACTGAGGTAGCAGACAGCCGCCCTGAGTGGCTTCCCGAAAAATTTAAGTCGCCAGAAGACTTGGTAACTTCTTACACCTCCCTAGAGAGCAAGCTAGGTAAGGGGCAAGATGAGTTGCGCGAGTCTATTATGGGTGAGATTGAGCAAGAAGCTTTCTCTAATCGTCCCGAATCTTCTGGTGATTACACTCTCCCAGAGGGTGCAGATGAACTAGCAGATGATCCCAATGTGGATTGGTGGGCAAACTTTGCTTGGGAGAATGGTTTCTCGCAAGATGAGTTTAATGAAGGTCTGGCTCGTATGATGCCCGACCAACCCGACCTTGACGCTGAGTCAGCTAAACTGGGTGACAATGCCGAGGCTCGTATTGAAGCTGTGGCACTGTGGTCACAAAAGAATGTTCCTACTGAACTTGAAAGCGAGATTATGCGTCTTGGTGAAACTGCTGGAGGTATTGAACTCCTTGAGCATTTCATGGGTGCAATGTCTGACACATCTGTTAGCGGCGAAGTTACCGCTCCGACAGTGTTGGATAAGGCTGAGTTAGAGTCTATGATGAAAGACCCGCGCTACTGGGATAACACTCGACGCGATGCGGCTTTTGTTAAGCAAGTTGACGAAGGCTTTGCCAAGCTTTACAAATAAGCAATACACGAGACCCCTCCCGAACACCGTCCTCTTTTCCATAGGGGGCGGTGTTCTTTTTTGTGTTGCTAAAATATACCAGTTAAGGCATTATTCTCTTGTTAGAGGCCCGATGATACGCGGATAGCCCGGAGACGGATAACTAGATGATGCAAAGCACGGACAACCATTCCTGACATTGTAACTGAAACTTCTAAACTGGAGAATGAAAATGGCTAATACTATTGATCAAGCCTTCATCACGCAGTTTGAATCTGATGTTCATTTGGCGTATCAGCGTATGGGGTCTAAACTCCGTAACACTGTCCGTCAGGTTAATGGCGTAACGGGTTCTACTGTTAAATTTCAAAAAATCGGCAAAGGTGCTGCTAATACCAAGTCTCGTAACGGCGATGTTACTGGCATGGAAGTCGCACACACCAACGTCACTGCAACTCTGACTGATCACTATGCACCTGAGTATATTGATAAGCTGGACGAACTGAAAACCAACATTGACGAACGTCAAGCTGTTGCTCAGTCGGCTGCTTATGCTCTGGGTCGTAAGACTGATGAGTTGATTGTTGCTGCTCTCGACGCTGGCGCAAACAGCACCCAAATCGCAGACACTGGCGGCGCGCTTGTAAAAGCCGACCTGCTGACTCTGTTTGAAACAATGGGTTCTGCTGACATTCCGGAAGATGGCAACCGCTATCTTGCAATGTCTCCTGCTGGTTACGCTGACCTGTTCAGCATCACCGAGTTCGCATCTAGCGATTTCGTTGGCGACCAAAACCTTCCGTTTGCTGGCGGCATGACAATGAAAGAGTTCTTGGGCTTCAAGATCTTCTCAACGTCTGCTGTTGCTGGCGGTAAGAACTTTGCCTACCACAGCTCTGCTATTGGTCTGGGTGTTGGTTCTGACGTTCAAACCGAAGTGAACTATGTGCCGCAGAAAGTGGCTCACTTGGTCACTGCTCACATGAGCATGGGTGCTGTCGGTATCGACGACAACGGCATCTACGAGGTTCTGGACAACAACTAAGTCTGGTTGGGGAGCGGTAGGAAACTGCTGCTCCCCCCTTTCTTGACGAGGTAGGTATGACATCCACAGTCGCAAATAGTGCTATTGATATTTGTTCACGGGCTTTGATCCTTATTGGGGCAGAGCCTATTACTTCGTTTGAAGACAATACAACAGAGGCACTAGTCGCTGTTAATATGTATGAAGATGTAGCGCAAGCTAGTCTTTGCAACACACGCTGGCGTTTTGCTACAGAGCAAGCGCAGCTTAGTCGTTTATCAGATGAGCCGACTGGACGCTTCGATGCGGCCTATCAGCTTCCATCTAACCTTTTGATGCTTAATGCCGTTACTGTAAATGATCACAATACGAACCATACGATTTACGGCGACAAGGTATTTACCAATACGTCAGACCAAGATGAAGTCATTGCTGATTACATCTATCGTGCAGATGAGTCTGATTGGCCTTCCTATTTTACACTTGCTGTCGAGTATTCCCTTGCTGCCATCTTTGCAAGTTCTATTGCTCGGAACGAGGGTCTGACACAGATCATGGAGATCAAGGCAAACAACCTTATGGCGAAAGCCCGTAACCTTGATAGCCAACAGAACACGACACGCAAACTTACGACTTCGAGGTTTATTACTGAAAGGCTGTCATAATGGCGAAGATTAAGATTCCGCTTCACAGCTTTCAGTTTGGCGAACTTAGCCCATCCTTTACATCTCGCGTGGACGCTGCGGTCTATCAGGCTGGCGCGCAGAAGGTGCGTAACTTTATTATCATCAACGAGGGTGGTGTAAAGAAACGCGCTGGCGGTGAGTTTATCTACAAGTTTAGCGATACTGTAACTCCTGCAAACGAGTTAGAGATTCGCATTGAGCCGTTTATCTTTTCGGATGACGAGCGGTATATCTTTTGCTTTAAGAATAATGCTCTCGATATTTTCTTTATTAACCCGACTACAGGTGAGGTAGATACTACCCCTGTTAGTTTGTCTGGCTCTAGCAACTGTCCGTGGACAACCGCAAAGCTAAAAGAAATTACAATGGCTTCTTCTGGCGATGTAACAATCATCTGCCATGAAACCTTTCCCCCTCGCCTTATCCGCCGGACTGGGTTGAAGACTTTTGTCTCTGAGGTGTTTGAGTTTGAGGATAATGGTAATGATGATTCTCCTACACATCCCTACTACAAATTCCAAAAGGGTGGTGTTACACTAACTCCGGGGGCTAAGTCCGGCACGAATGTTCTTGTAACCGCAAGCAGTAGTTATTTTGTATCGGGTCATGTTGGTTCGTATTTGTTAATCGGTAACACGCCTTGTGAGATTAAAACCTATGTTAGCGCAACTCAAGTTAGGGTGGATATTACTGGCACGATACTTCGTCGCCTTGCGCCTGATTCTGTTGAGGTGTTTGCTGGCACTAGTGCTGTTCAAGTTACTATGCCTCTTCACGGCATGGGTGTTGGTGACAGCTTTGACATTGATCGCGTGGGGGCTTTGGGAGGTCTTAACGCCTCTCACATCGAAGGAACAAACAAATCAGTAAGCAAGGTTATTGACCTTAATACATTTGAATATACTGCTGGGTCTAATGCTTCCTCTTCTGCTATTGGGGGCGGCTCTGTTGAAATCTCAAGTGCTGCTGCTACCCCAGAATGGTATGAGCAGTCTTACTCTGCTGTTCGCGGTTATCCTGCTGCTGTAACATTCCATGAGGGTCGTTTGTGGTTTGCTGGCACGACAGCACAGCCGGGTCATGTCTGGGCTTCCAAGTCTGCTAACTTCTTTAACTTCGACATAGGCACGGGGGCGGACAGTGATGCCATTGATCTTAACTCTAACTTTGGTGAGTTCTCTCATATCCGTCATCTTGTGGTTAATCGTGACTTACAAATATTCTCTGCTTCTTCTGAGTCATTCATTCCTGCTTTCACTGATAGACCTGTTACCCCAGCAAACGCCATAATCAAGCGTCAGACACCCTACGGCTCGTCCTACATGCGACCACAGCCCTTTGATGGTGCAACGCTCTATACGCAAGCCTCTGGCAAGATGCTGGGGTCTTATGTGTATAGTGAGGTGGAGCAAGCCTACAACACAGAAAATGTGTCTGTAACTGCTACCCACCTGATGCGTTCTCCTATCCAGTCTGCAAGTATTAAGGGTGGCTTTGACCGGGCTGAGTCATACTGCTTTCTAATTAACAATGATGGCACTATGTCTGTCTTCTACTCTTCTCGTGGCGATCAACGCGCTGGCTGGATGCTGTGGGATACATCGGGCAAGTTCCACAGTGTTTGTGCTGTTGACCGCAATGTCTATTGCATTGCTGTTCGAGATCAGGGCGATGGCACTAATCGTTATTACCTTGAGAAGTTTAACGAAGAAATGCCAATGGATTACTGTGATGAGTTCAGTGGCACTGCTGGTGTGTTTGATGTCAGCAACCAGTTCTCTGATGGTGCTGTGGTTCGCGTGGTTAGCGGCACTGACTACATTGGCGAGTTTACTGTGGCTTCTGGGGAGGTTGATGTATCTAGCGTTAAGGAAATTACGACAGCTTACATTGGCTATCAATTTACCCCCATCCTACAGACAATGCCTATTGACGCATTGATGGGTGGCGGCCCGATGACTGCCGCACCGCGCAAGATTGATATGGTTACTCTTGATTTGCAGGACACTTTGTCTGCATCGGTCAATAGTAAGGACATGATCATCAGGAATGTGAATGACGATTTCTCTTTGGATAGGTCTAAGTTTACTGGTAGAAAAGAGTTTAGGTTAATTGGTATTTCAAAAGACCCGTCTGTTACAGTAAGCCAGTCTGTTCCTTTTGATTTACAACTAAATGGTATGGTTATTGAGGTGACGTTCTAATGGGTTGGCAATTAGCATTAGCAGTGGGTTCTGGCTTAATGGCTTACGGCTCAAGCAAACGTGCTGCGCGAGAAGCAAAACGGCAAGCAGAGCGACAGGCCGCAGCAATCCTGCTCCAGCGATTTGCTGTTGAAGAGTTAGCTACTCAGCAGCATGTTGATCGCATGGAGTCTTTCCGTGATTTGGTAAACACTAACAATGCCTATGCGGCATATATGGGTCGCTCTGACCGCAGTATCCAAGCTTTGCGTAAAGAAGAGGGCAGGAAATATGGTCGAGATGTTGACCGCATTAAAGAACAGTCTCGCAGAGAGATACAGAAACTTCGCGATGAGGCTCAAGCTGTTCGAGAGCAAGGCAGAGTTACAAGCAAGCAATATAGAAATGCTGCTAATGCTACCCTGTTTAATACTGTTATCTCTGCTGCAACTATGCTTGGCAGCACGCCATCTACAACATCTGGGAATGTGCCAACCACGCCCGGAAATACTGGAACAGGGGCTGCTGTAACAGTTTCTGAGTTAAGGAAATTACCGTAATGGTTGAAATTAAAAGAACTCGTTCAGGTCAATCCTTTCTAAACAAACCAGTAGGCGTTACGAAAGTTACTACTGGCGCAGAAAAAGTGTATGCACAGCAAGCCGAGATACTCTCCGGCGTTGGTGAGTTTGCTTTTGAACTGGCAAAAGAAGATCAAATTACTCGCGGCAAGGAGTATGCCAATACTGCTCGTGTGCGTGACGAGAATGGAAAGCTTGATTACAAAGCCCTCCCCTTTAATCTTGGTAGATATGGTCAAGCTGCTGCTAATGAAATCTTATCCGACCGCTACATGATTGCGCTTCAAGATGACATGGTAACTGCGGCAACAAAAATTTCTGAAACATCTGATGGAGACCCCACAAAGTTTGAAACGGCTTTTTCTGATTGGGCAAAACAGCGCGCAAAGTTAATTGAAGGAACTGGCGGCACAGATATTATTGCCCCGTTTATTGATAGTGCCTACACCTTTCAAAAAGAGTTTGTAAATGATCTTGTTATTAAACGTTTAGAGGCTGAGAAAAAAGCTACTAACGCAACTTACAGTCTAAATATGAGGCGGCAGTCAAACGACCTTAAAGGCGCGTTGATTGCTGGCGAATATGAAGATGCGTCTAATATTTTTAATTCGGCTATACTAGAAAACAACAGCCTTTATCAAACGGGAACTATTAACCTCGATACCCGAAACAAAGTTGAAACACAAATTTTAAGAGCAAAATTTGATGGTCTGATAGATTCTCGGTTTGCAGAAGTAGATCCTAAATTCAAACAAGCTTTGGCAATAGAGTTACGCGGTGGTGTAACGCCATTTAACATTCTGGAGAAAAATCCAGATATTAAAGAAGCCTATGATAGTTTAGGAAATTCAGAGCAATCTAAAACTGTTGGCTTTCTTTCAAAAACTGCGACTCAACAAGCAGATTTTTTTGAAAAAAACAAAGAAAGCGTTCAATCTATACGCAAGGTTGGTATGGGGATTGCTACTGGCAAGGATGTTTCTACTTACCTTCAAGCTGCAACATTTGAAAATGCAAGCGGTGAAACAGAGGTTGTTGGTAATGGTCGTGATATTTTAAGATCAGTTGAAAGCATGGAAGCCGCTTCTGGCCTTATGCGACAGGCAGGACATCTTGAGCCAGAGTTTTCCGGCATTGTTAAAAACATGATAAATGGAGTCGATTATGGAGACTCTAATCAAGCTATTTTAAGCACAGCACTGAACGCAATCGAATCTGATCAAATGGCTAATGGCAGAAGTGTTTTGCGCGATGATATGGGCTTAGACACAACAGATATTTTAAAAATAAATTATCTTCGTGAGGCTCAAAGAGATGGGCCGACTGCGTTTGAAAATGCTCTAAACGTTCTGTCAACAAGCAAAGTTAGATATGAAACTGTTAAAGAAAATCTTGGCGAAAGTTTTAAGGCAAAAACTCTTTTAGGTTTGGCTGACGAAGTTGCCGATAAAATGGGCATTTCGAAAGAGTTGAAGCCAGAGTTGAGGAACACAATAGTTGATTCCCTTGTTTTGCATGGAAGCTTTAGCAAAGCATCGGACGCAGTAAATGATATTATAGAGCAGCTTTATTCTGAGTCAGATTACGTTGAGGGCATAACAAAGTTTGCGCCAGAGAAACGAATCCCAGAGTTAGCTGTTACAAAAGACCATCGTTATAATTTCCTAACCTATGCACTGGAAGCATTTAAGGGAGATAGAAACTATGGAACTGAAATCTTTGGAAAGGATGAGGATGGTTTAAGGAATCCCTTAGATGAAGTGATTAACAAAAAGCTTTCCTTGTCTTTATCAAGAAACCTAACCAGAGATGACATAACTCTTGTTGCCAATCAAAATTTATCGGATGAAAAGCGAACAGTTTACTTTATTAAAGATAAAAAAACTGGATTGAATGTTACTGATCGCAGGGGGCATAACGTCGTAATAGATACAAAAGAGTTGGACAATCTTATTAAAGCAGAAAAGACAAGAGACGAAGATTATAATAATCGTTACACTGCTGGGTCTGATGAATTTGAAATCTTTACGCAAGGAATGTTCGGTCCATTTACTCGTCTTAGCGGTTCTTTTTTGAAAGAAACCGCCATTCGGTTACATACACAGGGTAGGGACTTTGAACTTCCGGCAACAGGACTCACTCAAACCTACTCACCAGTTATTGAAAAAATGATTTCTAGCGACTAAGGATTTGTTGTGAGAGAAAACTACATAAAAAGTTTTGGCAAAGATGCTTACACGCTTAAAAAAGAGCCTACGTTTGGCGAGAGTTTTCGTGCTGCATTTGGCTATCAATACTCACCATTGGTGTCTGCGGCTCAAGAGCAAATAGTTTTTGGTAGTGCAGATCGTATTCCGGGCTTCAATCCCGTTGAAGATATGGACGGATACGAGGGGTTTGAGGAAGAGTTTAGCCGTGCGAAGAATCAAGGGCATCTTGATTTCATTAAGCAGTCTATTGATAAAAACCGCCAAAACCGTGATGTGCTTTCTGAAACAGACTTCTTTTCTGGTGCGTTGGTTGCTGGCTTTGTTGACCCGCTTAACCTAGCCTTTGCCCTGCCTGTTATGGGGCAGCTTGGTATGATTGCAAAGGGTGGGATGGGTGTTAAGCAAGCTGCTGCTGCTAGTGCTAGAGGTGGTTTGGCTGTTGGCCTAACAGCAGAGGCGGTTCGCGCGCCATTTGATCCGTTAAATACAGAGGGAGAGACTGCCCTTAACCTTTTGACCACTACAGCATTTAGTAGTTTGCTTGGCATAGTGCCTAGTGCTGCTAGAAGCGTTTCTGGCTCTTATACAAAATCTGCTGCTAAACTTCGCGATCTTGCTAGAGGTGACATTGGTGACGAGATTGATGGGATTAAAGTTGTTGAAACTGAAAAAACTGATGTAACTGTTAAGTCGCAAAAAACAAACATTACAATCAACAGAAGTAATATAGAAAAAGAGTTTGATAAAAAGGCTTGGACAAATACGGCTAATACTCCTAAGGGGGTTTTACCCCTACCTGAGAACGCTTTTAATACAGCCAAAGAATATGGTGATTTTTTAATTCATGTTGCTGCTGTAAGAAAAACAGTCAAGCGTGAAAAGGGTGAGTCACAAGCACTTTATACTAATCGCGTAAACCAAGAGGCACTAGACAGAACTTACTCTGGATATGGTCTGAAAGAGACACCATACACAAATAGCATTTGGATGAAGCTTATCCCCTCTCCGGGCAAAACAATTTTATTAGACCCTGATGTGCCAAACTGGGTAAAACGCACCTATCAGCTTATGGAAGGCAATGGTGCTATGGCTATGGAGCGTAACCTTGCTGGTAAGGGAACGCAGTCTATTCGGCAGCGAATACCTGTCTATACAGTTCGGGCTAGGTCTTTGATTGAATCTGTTCGGCGTGAATGGACAAAAGAATTTAAAGGGCGTGAATCTACTTTGCAAATTAGTGGTCAGAATCTTGATGACCCCAGAACAATGATTGGCGCAAAGGGTAAGTTTAACGAGTGGTTTGAAAATACAGTCGATCGCTTTATTGAGGCCAGTGACCCGCGCAAACGTGAAAAGCTTTATGCGTCTGCTACTGACGCTGAAAAGAAAGCATTTGAGTTTGTTCGCACTTGGTATGATGATTTCTTGGAAAGCAGTCAGGATGTTGGGCTGCTCCGTAATGTTAAAAACATTGATGCGTTTCTTGCCAAAGCTAAGTTAGATTTAGAGGCTCTTCGTATGCGTCAGCAGGAACTTGATCTTGCTGCGCCAAAAGATAAAGATGCAGATATGTCAAGCAAGCTTGCCCAGCAAGCAGATGAACTTGAGCGTGATATTAAGTATTATGAAGGTTACAAAAAATACTATGCTGGCTCTCGCAGCGATTACGTTTTCCCGATTTACTATGACAAGCAGCTTCTATCAACTGACACGGGTGCTAGAGAAAAGCTGACTGATATTTTTGAGAAACACCTTCTTGGCGAATCTTTTTTGTGGGACGCAAACAATGATGTGTGGGTTGCCAAAGGGCCGGACTTTAATGCGCGTGAACGTGCAGAGCAAATGCTTGCAAACATCTTGGAAGAAAACCCTGATGATTTGATGACTACCTCCGCTTCCCCTGTCGGCGGCAAACACTTACGTCATCGTGTTTTGGACATTCCAGAGCATGAAGTAAAAGATTTTATTATCAAGACTGAGGCTGTGTTTTACACCTATGCTCAAAAGATGGGGCGTCGAATTGAGTGGCAACGGAACTTTGGTGACGAGCGTATTGATTCTATTCTTAACAGGCTTGAGTCTGATATGCGCGCAAACAATGTTGCTGAACCCAAAATAGCTAAAGTTCGCGCAGCTATGTTGGGAGATTACGAGCGTGTAATGGGTCAGCATATTCGTGACCCCGACCGCCTTGATAATCAAATTGCTCGTGGCATTAAAGAAACTGCTGGTATTACTTATCTTCATTCTGCTGGTCTATCCAGTATTACAGATACAGCTATGTTGGTTTTTGAGCGTGGGTTTAAGAATACTCTGCTGCCGTTAATTGATAAAGATGCTCGTGCTGTATTTATGAAAGCTGCTCGTGATATTGACGCTACTGTTGACCAAACAGGTTTAATGCAAGGATTGATGCAAGACAGATATATTGGTGACTCTATTCGTGGAATCCAGCCCAATGCTGTAGAACGTATATTTAATCCTATAACAAATGTTTTTTATAACATTCCTCTTGTTGGTAATAACTTGGGAATGGTGACTCGATACGGCAAAATTGTTGATGGCGTATTGCGCCAATCAGAACTAATTAGAATGTCTCGTGCAGTTGCCAACAATAGCGCGAAGGCAACCGATGTTGAGTATCTTGCTCGTTATGGCATTGATGAAGGAACTGCAAAGCGTATTGCAAATCTTGAGGGTGCGTGGGAGGCAGATCCTAGCGGTAAGTTTTATTACGCAAACAAAGATAAGTGGCCTAAAGAAACCAAAGCAGATCGTGATTTGTTGCTGACTTGGGATACTGCAATGAATAGTGGCGTTGGCAATACTATTATGCACGCTACTTCTTTTGATAAGCCCCTTATTGTAGATGGCCTGACTTATGTTAAGTGGTATCCGTGGATGGAAAGTCTTACCTTTGGCAAGTTGAAGCCAGACCCCCGCGCATCCACTAAGAACATACCTATGGCGCGACTTGAAAGCGGTATGCTTTCTTTTCCGTTCCAGTTTATGAACTTTACGCTTGCTGCAAGCAACAGAATTACAGCGCAAGTATTTGACCCCTCTCGTCAGTATAGATTGCAGGGGGCGATGGCTTTGTTTGGAATGTCATACCTTTCCTTGCAATTAAAGAAACCTGATTGGTGGTTTGAAAGCAAGGGAAACACAGAGTTAATGATGCGCGTTGCTGATCACTCTGGCATCTTTGGTGTTTATTCTGATTTGTTTTACATGGGATTGCATGGTGCTATCGGTATGGGTGCTATTGATAAAGAAAATGAATACTTAAAAGGTAAATACAGCCCCACCCCCGGCGATGCTTTGTTTGAGCCTTTTGGGGCAGGGCCGGGCATGATGCGTGACTGGGTTCTTGGCACAAATGATTTGCTTGAAGGCAATACAGAAGAAGGTAAAAGCCGACTTTATTACTCAACTCCGACACTTCCTTTGCTTGCGGTTCTCGGAATGAAGGAAGATTTCAAAGAACTTTATATGGAATAATACTTGTGATAGGATGCACCCATGACTATTTTGATTAGCGATAACAGCCCTCGTATCTCTTACACTGCTACGGCAGGGCAGACTGCATTTACAGTCCCATTCGAGTTCTTCGATGCCTCAGACTTGAATGTGTATATCAATGACACCTTGCAGACGCTAACTACGCACTACACTGTAACTGGTGGTAGCGGATCAACTGGCAGCATTACATTGGGAACTGGTGCTACTCTCAATGATGTTATCGTTATTACCCGTGACGTTACCCTTGAGCGTATAACTGACTTTCCCACTTCCGGGCCGTTCCAAGTCGCATCCTTGAACACCGAACTGGATAAAGTCGTTGCCATGATTGCAGACATGAAAGACTTGGCTGATCGCGGCCTTCGTCTTTCTGACTCTGATACATCTGCTACCCTTGTTCTTGCTAACAAAGATACTCGTAAGGGGACAGTGCTTGCGTTTAATGAAACCACTGGTGCTGTTGAAGTCGGCCCGACTATTGCCGATACAAACACTGTGGCTCAGATTAAAGCTGACATTGCGTTGCTTGCTGACATTCAAGACGGAACTGTTGCGACCAATGCAATCACAACAGTTTCTTCTATCTCCCCTGATGTCACCACTGTATCCAGTAACAATGCAAACGTAACGATTGTTGCTGGTCAAACGACCAACATGCAGAACGTTACAGACAATCTGACTGCTATTCAGAACGCAGCCGCCAATGCTACAACTGCCACAACTAAGGCTGGTGAAGCTGCTGCATCTGCTACGGCTGCTGCTACCTCAGAAACCAATGCAGCTACCTCTGAGACTAACGCTGCCACCTCTGCTACGAATGCCTCAAACTCTGCAAGCGCAGCCTCTACGAGTGCTTCTGCGTCTGCTACGAGTGCTACAGCATCGGCTAATAGTGCTACTGCTGCTGCAACTAGCGAGACTAATGCTGGCACAAGCGAAACCAATGCTGCTACTAGCGCAACTAACGCTGCAACCAGCGAGACTAATGCCGCTACATCAGCTACCAACTCCTCCTCCTCTGCCACTGCTGCTGCTACGTCTGCAACTAATGCAGCTACTAGCGCAACTAACGCTTCTACCTCGGCTACTGCTGCCTCTGGCTCGGCTACGGCTGCTGCTAACAGTGCGGCTGCGGCGGCTGCTGCCTTCGATAATTTCGATGACACTTATTTAGGAAGCTTCTCCAGCGACCCGACAGTCGATAATGACGGTGACGCTTTGGTGGAGGGTGCATTATACTTTAACAGTAGTTCAAATGAGATGCGCGTCTATGATGGTGCTAACTGGATTGCTGCCTCATCTGCTGGCACAGCATCTATCCTAGAATACAACTACACGGCAACAGCCGGGCAAACTACCTTTACTGGTTCTGATGACAACTCAGCCACTTTGTCTTACACGGCGGCTAACCTGATGGTTACACTAAATGGTATTGTGCTGGAGAATGGCACAGACTATGCGGCTACCAACGGCACTAGCATTGTGTTGACTGTAAGTGCTGCTGCGGGTGACGAGTTGAATGTTATTGCGTTCAAATCCTTTACTGTGTCTGACACGGTTGCTGCCAGCACGGGCGGCACGTTCAGTGGTAATGTAAATGTTCCTAGCCTTACCCTAGAGGACGGTGCTAGCGACTGGTCATTTGAGGTTGTCAGCAATAATCTTATTATTAAGTATGGCGGCACTAGCAAAGCAAAGTTAGATACTTCTGGTAATCTAACCGTTATCGGTGATGTTACAGCCTTTGGCACTATCTAAGG